AAGCAGGCACAGGCTGAGCTCTTCGCCAAGCTCGCCGCCGACAACGGCATCGACCTCGGAACCCTTTCGGACGACCAGATCGGTGGACTCTGGGAGAACACGTTCGGTCAGAAGCTCGCCGAGGACGAGACGCCTGAGCACGAGAAGGCTGAGTCCAAGGCCGAGGAGAAGGACGAGGACAAGAAGAAGAAGGCATCTGAGGAGCTCGCTGAGCTTCAGGACGAGAATCAGAAGCTTGCCTTCGCCGACCAGGCCGGTCGCGTCATGGCCCACGCCATGGTGCAGGAGCTCAACAGCATCAACGAGAGCACTGTCAAAGAGGCCGTGAGTGCGGTCGAGATCGGTGCGAAGCTTCGTCACGCTGGTGTTCCCACGACCATGAAGGACCTCGGGTCGAAGGCGAAGGCGATCGGCGGCAAGCTCAAGGACATCGCAACGGCCAAGGAGTTCCGTCAGGGCAGACAGGCCGTCAAGAACATCAACAGCGACATCGGTACCGGTTTCCTTCAGCAGAAGGCTCTCAAGGAAGTTCCACGAGGTCTGCGTGAGGACGCGATCAAGGGTGGCCGTGAGTTCCTCACGGGTGCGGCCGAGAAGGCCAAGCGTCACGGAGCGATGCAGACGGGTGCCTTGTACGGTGGGGCACTGGCGGCTGGTGGTACGGCAGCGGCCATCCACCATCACAACAAGAACGCGTCTGCCATCGACCAGCTGGCGCTCGACATGGCTGTCGAGAAGGTGGCGGGGGCCGGTTGGGACATGGACGAGGCTGGTGACCGTCTCGCCGCTGTCGTGACCCTGGGTCTCGGCGAATCTGAGAAGATCGCGTCGGCCCCCTACGGCGATGTCAACACGGCGGTGGAGATTCGCTCCCTCGAGTTCCTCGAGGCAGCCGGCTACCCCGTCGAGTGGGCCTGAACGAGAAAGATCGGAACCTGGGATGGACTCGCATGTTGAAGCAAGCGGACTCAGTTGGATCGGCATCGCCCGATCCGGCGGTCGATGCTGCGGCAGCCGAGTCCATCCCGGCTCCGTCCATCTCGAACAAGCCGCCACCGGGGCAGACAGGGCCCAGGGGCATGCAGTCCCGACAGACGTACTCGCGGGTCAATACGGGTACACCTCAAACACCAGAGGCCGGGGCGTCGGCTCAAAAGAACACGGCGCCCGGCGGTCTCGATTTTCTGCCCAAGCTATCTGAGGCCAGGATGAACACCACGCCCCGTCCCACGATTCAAGACATGGTCAAGGCCGCGATGGCTGGCGCCATCAGCCGCGTTGACATCACCAACGAGGCCATCCACCAGTACGGTGGTGAAGTTAAGACGGCCTCGGCTGAGTACGAGGGTCAGTCGCTTCCGACCGACCTGATCAACAAGCTGGCCGACGCACTCGGCTACGTTGCCGACCAGATCGAGAAGGGTGCGGCGATCGAGTTCTCAGGCGGCAGCACCGCTGGTGTTGGCGCAGGTGAGGGTCCTGGCCATCTCCACGTCATGCAGGCGGAGGTCATTAGCAGCAAGAACCCGTCGCAGCCTGGTCAGACGGGGGGCAGGGATCAGGCCGGTGCCCCCATGGAGTCGGGCGCAACGAAGACGGCGCCGACCAACGCCATGGGGACGAACGAATCGATGCGTCATCCGGAGCAGCCTGCTGATCCGATGAACGGCAAGACCGCCGGTGCTCTTGCTGCCGCCAACCTCGATCGTCTCAGCAAGGTCGGCAGTGTGCAGAAGACCTCGTCTGCCACCCAGTACGTTCGCAACGTGTTTGCTCAGGTTGTGAAGCAGGCTGAAGACGCGATGAACCCGGCTCAGATCTCGGCCGGCAAGGAGCCGGGTCCTGCAGCGTCTGGTACCGCATCGGGTGAGGCAGTTCCGGCGCAGCCCGCCGACGTCAACGCTCAGACGCGGTTGATCGACAGCAACATGGCTGCCATCAACTACACCAAGCGTGAGGCGAAGCGTGACCCACACGAAGATGCCCGCAGGGTCTTCAACTCGCCGGTCATGAAGGACCCGGTTCTTGATCAAGTCTGGGCCAACTCTGGCAAGGCAGGGGTCAAGACGTCGTCTCGCAACGATGTCGTCAAGATCGCGGCGGCTCGAGCTCTTCTCTCGAAGCTTGGTGCCTCGGTCAAGCAGTCGGCTCCGCAGTTTATGCTGCACGCCATCTACCGAGGTGATGTCGCCGAGGCAAAGAAGGGCCGCAAGGCCCTCATCGCTCAGGGGGCGAAGGACTACGACATCAAGTCACACGACGAGTACATCAAGGCGCACAGTGGTGTGAAGCAGGCCAACTCCACCGAGTCCAGGAAGTTGAAGACCTCCAACATGGGTACCGCTGGAACACCGCCTCCTCCGCCGGCGCGTCAGTCAACCATTTCGGGCCCGGCTTTCACGCAGCCCTCTGTGTAGGATGAACATGGAAAAGATCAGCAGCACTAAGGTCGCTCAGATCCTTCACGATGCGCAGGACGCGCTTCGTTCGGTCACTGCCGAGCGTGATGCAGCCTTCAACAAGGTTGCGCAGATGGAACGTCGTCGCGATGCCGAGAAGGTTGCGGCGAACATGCACAGCAAGGGCGTGAACCTCGACAAGAGTTTCGGCGAACTTTCTGATGATCTCGAGAAGTCTGCAGAGGCAGGGGAGCTTCCCATTATCCAGCGTGCTGTGGATATGATGGCTCCTAACATGGGTCTCAATACCGCCACTCTCAACCACGACGATACAAAGGTCGCTTCAGGTGGTACCGATCTCGAGCGGTACATCTTCGGCGCCATCGGCTGACGCGAGACTGTCAGGAGGAAACCCAACATGAGCACTGTTCAGCGAATCAATTTCGAGCCCTTCAGCAACCTGCTGCAGACTCAAATCCGTGACAAGGCCCTGGCAGATCCGACTCTCGCCAACCCCCTCAGTGCCGTCGCCTTGGTCGACGGCGAGTGGATGACGACCGACGCATCCGACAAGGCCATCCGAGCCAGCGCTGTTGCCACCCCCGGCAATCCAGCGACGGTCATGAGCTTCCCGCTCTTTGCAGAGCGTGGTCGAACGGACGTCCAGGCGATGGCGGAACGTAAGGTTCCCCTCATCATCATGGGTGACTGGGAGGCTGACACCCGCATCTTCGACGCAACCGTTGTGGTTGGAGGTGGCGCTGCCATCACGACCCAGTGGCAGCCGGTCAAGGTTGCGACGATCACGCTTGGCGCCCGCAACTACTCTGGCCTCGTCGGCCATGGTGGCGCCGCTGACACAGCACCGATCGCCGGCTACGTGACGAGGCTCCCTGCCGCCAATGGTGGGAAGCTGCGGATCATGGGCGGCAAGGGAAGGCTCTGATCCCTAACGGGTGAAGAGAAAGGAACAAGAACATGAGCGCCCCCGCCGCAATGATGAACGAGCTTTTCACCCATCGGTTGAGCTCGAACGAAGGCAAAGAGAAGCTCGCCGAGTACGGCGGGTCCTACGTCAGAGACCGCCTCCGCGAGGTGGCGTTCTGCCGGAAGGTCCTCCCACCCCAGCAGGTGACTCGAGCCGACTGCCAGGTCTCGGTGAACCACGACACGCTCGTCAAGATCGTGAACGTGGAGCCCAAGAGCCGGGCCATGGTCATGAGCTTCCGTGGTCAACCGACCGCGAACTTCATCCGGGCACCCAAGGCTGAGATCGGCTTCGTGACGATCTCTTCCGAGATGTACCAGAAGAACGAGCAGGAGCTCCTGGCCTACGACATGCCCATCACCAAGGTGATCGAGGAGAACGTCGTCAAGGACATCCAGGAGATCGAAGACCGGGAGTTCATCATCCACGCGGAGGGTGCAGTCCAGGCGCTTCAGACCGAGGCCAATGGTGGGGTGGCGACGTCGCTATCCAGCATCACGGTGCAGGCCAGCTCGGTCATCGAGTTCTCGATCATCAAGGGTGAGCTTGCCCGGAATTCGCTGACGGCCGATGCGGTGGTTCGCCCCCTGCAGCGTCCCGACCTGTCGAACCTGGCCAAGCTGCTGAACACCCGTCGTCTGCGGACCGACATGTTCCTGATCACCGAGGGTGACTGGACTGACCTTCTGCAGTGGACGGTCGAGGACTTCGGCGATCGTCTCCAGAGTGAGACGACGGTCGACGGCTACAAGTACAACACCCTCCTCGGGTACCGGTACGTCAGGACGGTCAAGACCGACATCCTGCGGCCCGGCAACCTCTACGCGTTCACGTCGCCGGATTTCTTGGGCAAGTTCTACGTTCTGAACAACCCCAAGTTCTACATCGACAAGATCGCGAACTACATCTCGTTCCAGTCCTGGGAGGACATCGGGATGGCACTGATCAACATCGCGTCGATCACGAAGTTGGAGCTGTTCGCGGCCGATGCGAACCCGACGACCAACACCCAGGGTCTCCTGGCGAACTTCATTCCGAAGACTGAGGACCAGCTCGGTGCGGCCAACAACCGCGTCGATCAGGGTCTGAAGTTCCCGCAGATCAACACGTTCTGATCTGCTTCGGAGTTCTGAGAAGGGCGTCGGAGCCGGTTGGCCCGGCGCCCTTCTGCATAAAACGACCACAAGATTTGATAGGAGTACACCATGGGATCTGGACTTTTCTCTACGCAGCACGCACGGCTTCCTCACCTCATCACGGGTCAGGGTGGCATCGCCGGCGAGATCGCCGACCTCCGCGCCGACCTCAACCAGGTGCTGTCGCCGCTGGCGGCCGTTGCCATCGACGAGTTCACCAATGCGGCGGCGGCTGGTGCTGCTGACCTCGAGGCCGCTGTCGCCACGACCGTGGCACCCAGGACGGTCACGACCTTCCTGGCACCTGGTATCGCCAAGCTGGCGGCGTACCCACGGAACCTCACCTTCACGACGGCGGGGGCCACCCCTGCGGATGCACCCGCCACCGCCGCGGTGACCGGTACCTACCGAGGCACGGCCCAGACCGAGACCGTCACGATCGCCCAGACCGCCACGACCGCGACCGGTCTGAAGCCGTTCTCGACCGTCACCAGTGTGGCGTATGCCGCCGCCGACGGTACCGCCGCCACCATCTCGATCGGGGTGGGTGCTGGTCT